GAAATGTCTGCTAAAGATGTTCGGTTAGCTAGATATTATTGGAAAAGGCCGCGCGACGTTAAGGTTGGCGGGAAATGGGGTTATGCTTTTGGTGGATATAGTACCACACTGGTCGGGATTACTAGAAGACTATTTTTAGCTTTCTTGGATTTAATTCCAAGCTACAGTGAAACTTCGCTTATCGAGTTTCTAAAAAACTTTACTAAAAATAGTATGCCTAGGATTTTGTCGGGCAGACACATGTGGTTACTTTATTTCTTGGAATTGAAGGTTTTGGGAGGGTTTGATACTTCGCTTAACAGAATCGATCCTCTAGAAAACTATCATGACATCTTTTGTACGAAGAAGGACAAACCTTTTTCGGACAAGTTGAGAAGCAAAATCGATGAAACAGTCAATATGATCCAGATGAAAACGCTGGATTACGACTTCAAAGAATTTGTTAGTTTCAGGGATGCTTGGAAAGCTGACGGTGTATCCGTTCAGGGGACCAAGAAGAAGATAGAGTTTTTAGACGAGTCTGGGGGTAGAAGAGGATTTTCGATCAAAAACAAGTGGTTTGCATTGTCACATCTAACTGATGAGGAAATAACGAGGAGGTGCCTTCTGGGATCTCCCGCAGTAATAAAACCCTTTATAAAAAGTGATGAACCGGCAGCAAACAGGACTGTTCAGTGCATGGACACGTGGTCAATAATAAGGTGTTCTTTTTTCGAGCACATGATTGCAGATTACGGAGAATGGACTAGTATAGGTTTGGATGTAAGGAAGAAGGCTTTGTTGAGAAGCAAGATTTCACAATTCTATAGGGATGTGAAGCTTTGTACCGATCAAAGTTCTTTTGACGAAAACCAGCCTAAAGAATGGGTAATGTATGCAATGGGGTCTCTTTTTGCTAAGATGAAACAATGGAACCCAGAATGTGGAGAAGTATTTGAAGCTGAAATGCATAGTCAGCGTGAAGCTATGCTTTCATTTGGTGACAGGTTAGAAAAATGGGAAAACGGCGTTATGTCAGGACACAAGTTCACAGCTCTACTGGATTCAATTCTGAATCGAGCGGTGACGCGGTGTGTTCTGGATGACTTAGGAAGGGCAGATTTAAAATTCGAGTGCTATCAGGGCGATGATGCTATAG